AACCCTTCAACCGGCACATTGTCGGCCACGGTGTTCAGCGGTTCGGGCGCCAGCCTGACCAACGTTCCGGCTGGCCAACTGTCCGGCACGATTCCTTCGGGCGTCCTGGGCAATTCGACGGTTTACGTTGGCACAACGGCAATTGCGTTGAACCGCGGCAGCGCCAGCCAATCCCTAACCGGTGTGAGCATTGACGGCAGCGCGGGAAGTGCAACAAACGCAACAAACGCAGCAAATGTCGGCATCACCGACGACACCACCACGGCCGCGGAAATGTACCCAACCTGGGTGACAACCACGACGGGAAACTTGCCCGTAAAGGTGTCTTCGACTAAACTGAAATTTAATCCATCAACAGGCGTTTTGACCGTGACCGGTGGAACTGGCGGGGGCAACTTTTAATGATTACATGGAAAATCTTGGGCATTGATTCAACCGATGGGGAATTGATTACCCAGGCAAAATACTTTGCAGCCGTCAGCGACAAGGATTTGGTTGTTGAAACGGAAGGGTTTTGGACGTTTCAAAAACCAAAACTGAATGTCGCGTTTGCGGATGTGACGGAAGACATGATCGTGGCCTGGATTAAGGCCGAAACAATGCAAGATGGCGCCAACATGATTGAAAAGCGCCTGAATGAACAATTGGCCGCTTTGAAGGCGCAGCGCGTTACCCCGTTACCTTGGGCGCCCCAGGTGTTCACACCGGAGATTTAAAACATGGCCCAAACCGGATACACACCAATCCTGATTTACAGCAGCAGCACGACCACAAACGCGCCCGCGGCCGGTAATCTGACCAACAGCACGTTGGGATCGGAATTGGCCATCAACATCACCGATGGCAAATTGTTTTACAAAGACAACGCAAATGCCGTTCAGGTAATAGGCTGGAAAATTACACCAACCAGCGCGGGCGGCACGGGATTGACTTCGTACACCGCGGGCGACATGGTTTATTACGCCAGCGGAACAACATTGTCAAAACTGGCAATTGGCTCCGCGGATTATGTAATGACAAGCAGCGGATCAATTCCGCAATGGTCGCAGTTTGTAAAAGCAATAAGCGGTGGAACCGGCCAAACATCTTATGCCGTTGGTGATTTGCTTTATGCAAATACAACCACAACATTGGCCAAATTGGCCGACGTTGCAACTGGCAATGCGTTGATTTCAGGCGGTGTTGGTGTCGCGCCATCTTGGGGTAAGGTTGGACTGACAACGCACGTCAGCGGCACATTGCCGACAGCCAACGGCGGCACAAACCTGGCTTCATATACCGCCAACCAGGTGTTTTACGCGTCATCATCCAGCGTTATGGCGCAAAGCGCGAACCTTGGTTTTGATGGTTCAATTCTGTCGGTCAATGGCGCAAACGGCATTCCGCTTCGCATCACCGAATTGTCATCCATTCCAACCAACCAAACGGCTGGCTACATTGGAATGTCAACATCGGCAGCAACGGGCGTAAATGGCGATTTAGTATTGATTCCACGGTCAAGTGGCGCCGCGGCCGTCAAGGTTTATACCGGTTCGACTTCACCGGTTCTAAGACTTAACATTGAAAGCGGCGGTGTCGTTACACCTGGCGCCGACAATACTCAAAACTTTGGCGCATCGGGAACCCGTTGGGCGGTAATTTTTGCCGGAACTGGAACAATCAACACATCGGACGCAAACGAAAAGCAAGACCAGGATTTTTTGTCGGAGGCAGAAAACAAAGTCGCCTTAAAAATAAAAGCATTGTTTAAAAAATTTCGATTTAAAGATTCTGTTCAAGCAAAAGGAAATGATGCACGAATTCACTTTGGCGTCATGGCCCAGGACGTTCAGGCCGCATTTGCTTCTGAAAACTTGGATGCCAATAAATATGGATTGTTTTGTTTGGACGTTGTAAAAGACGACCAGGGAAATTCAAAAGATCGTTTAGGCGTTCGATATGACGAATTGTTTGCGTTTGTAATGGCCGCAATGTAAGGAAAAAAAAATGACCGTATTACTTTCACCATTGGCTGGCGCTGGCTGGCAATTTTTTAACAACGACGGCGTTCCTTTGGCTGGTGGCAAGATTTACACCTATGCAGCCGGAACAAGTACGCCGCAAGCAACCTACACAACCCAATCGGGTTCCATTGCAAATTCAAATCCAATTATTTTGGATTCGGCTGGAAGACCCCCTAATGAAGTTTGGTTGACAAATTCCACCGAATACAAATTTGTTTTGAATGATTCGGCTGGAAATTTAATTGGAACATACGACGATATTTCCGGAATCAATGATGTTGGTAGTTATTTTGTTGATTTGCAAAATTCATCCGATCCGGCAAAGGGTGACGCATTGGTTGGTTTCCGTCAATCAAACGCATCGGGTAACTTGGCTGGTTCTTACGGGAAAACCGTTCACCAAAAATTCCAAGAATACATAAGCATTTTGGATTTCATTCCGGCCGGAACGAACACCGCAACAACGGATTGCACCGCGTACATTCAGGCTGCCGAAAACTATTGCGCCACATCGGGCAACGAACTTTATTGGCCGCCTGGCACATACAAATGTTTGACCGGCCTCACCAAAAAAGCAGTCAATTGGCACGGTTGCGGAAAATACAAAACAATTTTGGCTTTTTATGGTTCAGGTGTTTTTATCAATGCAACTGGCACATCCAATAATCGCGTAATTTGCAATATTTCCGATATGGAATTCAACGGCACAAATGCAAACGCAAATGCTGTTGGTATTACTGTTGGCTGGAATCAGCGTTCTACATTATTGTCGCGTATTCATATATTTAATTTTGGTCACTACGGCATTCATTTCAATGATGAAAACTGGATCGTTGATTTTTACGATGTTGAGGTTGATTCATGCGGAAAAGTTACCAACAACAGCAGCGGCATTTTTAAAGATGGAACTGTTGACGCGGGAACATGGAACGCTATTAGTTTTTACAACTTGACCGTAGAAGGTTGCGGCAGCGCATCCAGCGCGGCTGGCGGCATTCGCCTGGTGACTGACAACGCAAACCGTGGATTGTATTTTTATAGTCCTTGCGTTGAGGGTAATTTTGGAACTTGTGAAATTTTTATTTCCAACATGGCAGACTGCCAATTCTATAATTTGTACATGGAAGTAGTTTCAGCGCAAGCAACAAACGCTGTTGAACTTTCCGGAGTGATTGGTGGGTTTACTGGCGGATACGTTACTGGAGATAATATTGTTACCAATTTGGTTGGTGTAAAAATTAGACCAGGTGGGGTTTATGTCCCAAATCAAATTGAATTTGACAAAATTACCATTGTAAATTTTGCCGCATCTATTGATTCCGAATCAGCAAAAATTTGGACAAATCAAATTCATGGCAACAGAACTTTTGCCGATTTAAGCACTTCAACGCAATATTTTGGTGACTATTCACCAAGAATATCGGCTGTCAAAAATGCGACGCAAACCATTACAACTGGTTCATTCCAAAAAGTCACATTTGAAACAGAAGTTTATGACCTATGCGGCAAATTTTCAGGCAGCACATGGACACCGCAAACAATTGGCACATATCAAATTGATGCTGGTGTACGTTTTACGGCTGGCGTAGATCAAGCAAGGATGATTATTGCAATTTATGTTCGTGGCGCTGCTGTCAAAAGCGTTGCAATTGAATGTTCCGGTACAGGGGAACAATCCGTAACAATTAGCGCCCAAGTTGATACGCAATTGATTAACGATGGAATTGAAATCTACATTCGTCAAGATACAAGTTCAGACAAAACAATTTCCGCTGGCCCAGCCGAAACATGGTTTATGGGCAGTTTGATTGGCCGAATCGCCTAAAGGAATGATATGAAAATTTGGAAAATCCAATCAATGCAACGCGAAAAGGACACGGGCCTGGTTGTTGCCGCGCAATGGACAATTGCCCAAAGCGGCAGCCAATTGGTTTTAACCGCCAGTATTGATTTTGAAAAAGGTTCGTCATTTATTCCTTATGAAGATTTGACCGCTGACATTGTGTTGGGCTGGATTCGATCAAAACTTGGCAACCAAGCCGTTACAGAATTGGAACTGGCCCATGATGAGCAAATTTTGCAGCAAGCCAATTTGGTGCCAAGGCCATTGATTGAAACTGGTTTGCCTTGGGCCGCATCGGAATAAAGGAAAAACATGACTACGCCGTTTGACATTGTTACCCGCGCCATGAAAGATATCGGCGCATTGGCTTCTGGTGAAGTGCCAACCGCAGACGAAGCCCAAGACGCGCTGGATATGTTTAACGACATGATCGCGCAATGGTCAAACGAAAACATGATGGTGTTTTACCGCACCGAAATTGTGTTTCCTTGCGTTCAAAACCAGGTGCAATACACCATTGGCCCAGGCGGTAATGTTGGGTCAACCTTCACCGCGTCAATTAGCGGTACAACAATGACCGTTCCAGCCAACGCAGTCACGTCCGGCGCCATAACAATTGGCATGACCTTAACGGGTTCCGGTGTGTTGGCTGGAACAACTATTGTGGGCTTTGGAACCGGCGCTGGCGGCAACGTCAACGAAGGCGGTACATATACAGTCAGCCGGTCGCATTCAACGCCGGTCGTCAGCCAAACAATCACCGCTTACTACGAACGCCCGCTGACCATTGAATCGGCCTTTGTGCGCGTCAGTACGACCAGCAACGGCGTTCCAATTTATGGTGGTGGCCTGGACTATCCAATCAGCATTTTGAGCCTGGAAGAATACGAATCCATCGGATTGAAGTCGCTGAACGGCCCTTGGCCAAAAGCCATTTATTACCAGCCGTCGGAATTGTTGGGAACCATTTATGTGTGGCCAAACCCAGCCCAGGGTGAATTGCACCTATTCACGCAAACAATTTTCCGTGAATTTGGCGACCTGTACGGCACAATTCAATTTCCCCAGGGTTACAACATGGCGTTGCGCTGGTGTTTGGCCGAACGTTTGATGCCAATGTTTGGCAAGATCAGCCAGGTTCAAATCAGCCAAATTACCGCTTACGCAGCCCAGGCCAAAGCGACCATCAAGCGCACCAACATGAAGCCGCCGCAAGTGTCGAAGTACCCTGACGTTTTGATGACTGGAAGACCAAAAGACGCTGCCTTTATCCTTGATGGGGGATTTAACTAATGCCTGACTTTGGTTTTGTCGGTGCGTCATACACCACCAGGTCAATCTATCAAGATGACCAGGAGTGCATCAATTTTTACCCCGAAATAGACCCGACTAAACAGCCAGGCGAACGGGGGATTGTTGCGCTGTACCCAACCCCTGGACTGGTAACTGAAATGACGCTGCCAGCCGCGGCTGAAGTACGCGGTATGCGGGCCTTGTCGGGTCTTCAATATGCTATTGCCGTATGCGGCAACAAGGTTTACAAAATTGACACCAGCCTGAATTACACGGAAGTTGGAACGCTGACCACTACCGCGGGGCCGGTGTCGATTTCCGACAACCAAATGACAACCCAGGGTTTGACCGCATACATTGTGGACGGCGTGAATCGTTACTACTACGAAGTGCCATCCAACACGTTTGTGCAATTGCCATTAACAGATGGGCCATGGCAAGGCGCAAACGTTACCGACGTTGTGGACGGGTACATTCTTTATAACCAGCCCAACACCCAAAACTGGTCATCAACTGACTTGGATTCGCCGCTGTCCACGCAAGCCTGGTTCGGTACAAAAAACGGATCACCCGATCCAATTGTGTCGTTGATTGTTGACCACCGCCAGGTGTACTTGCTGGGCGAAGTGACCACCGAAGTTTGGGTGGACGTTGGCAGCCAAATCACCGGTTTGTTGACATTCCCGTTTCAGCGCGTGTCGGGGACGGCATCGCAAAATGGATGCGGCGCCGCGTTTTCCGTGGCCCGTTTTGCGGAAACATTTATGTTCTTGGCGCGTGACACCCTTGGCACGGCGACCATCGGCATCATGCAAGGCTACGAATACAAGCGCCTGTCCACCCACGCCGTCGAAAACAGCCTGGTGGGCATTGACGTGACCGACGCCCGCGCCTGGACGTACCAGGTCGAAGGCCACGAGTTTTACGTCATTACATTCCCCAATGCCGACATTACCTGGGTGTACGACTTGGCCACGCAACAATGGCACAAATGGCTGTATTGGGACACCCCAACGGCCACGTACCACCGCCACCGCGCCAATTGCGGAATTGCGTTTGCCAACAAAAACCTGGTTGGCGATTGGGAAAACGGCAAAATTTACAGTTTGGATTTTGACCAGTACACCGACGCGGGCGATCCGATTCGTCGGCTGCGCCGCGCCCCGCACATCACTACCGATTTGCAGCGCCAGTATTTTGAGGAATTCCAAATCCAATTTCAGCCTGGTGTTGGCTTGACCATTGGCCAGGGCGACGATCCCCAGGCCATGTTGCGCTGGTCAAATGACGGCGGTTCTACCTGGTCAAATGAGCATTGGGTCGGCATCGGCAAACAGGGCAATTACACCAACCGCGCTATCTGGCGCCGTTTGGGCTGGGCGCGTGACCGCATTTTTGAAGTGGCCGTTACCGACCCCGTGAAGGCTGTCATCGTGTCCGCAAACCTGAAGGCGTCGGCGGGGGATAACTGATGGCCACCCAAACCAACATCCGGTTTCCGACGTCGCCGTTCATCGAACAAGCAACCGGTCGGCCATCGCGTGAGTGGATAATTTGGTTGCAAAACCCGCAAGTGGTGTCGCAGACCGTCCAATATCAAATCATTAACGGCGGCGAAATCAACAACACTACCATTGGTTTGACAATTCCAGCACAGGGTAAATTTACACTATTGACTGCAATCAACGGAATTGGTGG